CTTTCATTTCTTCTTCACTCATATCGAAGCCTTTTACAACTCCGTTATCTATTCCATACTTCCACAAGTCAAATACTAATTCGCAGTCCTTCAAACAGTATTCTGCTACTTCTGTATAGCCACCTGCTTTCCAAACTTTAGGTGCATCTTCGCTATGCATTATCTTAGCATCTTCTAAAGTATGTGTCACTAGATTATTCAGACTATACCTTTCCCCCATAACACTACTTACTTCACGGCTTGTGTCAATATAGGCTCTCTTGTTGATATACTTCTGAATACAGAATATATCTAGTGAATCTCTCAAAACAGGTAAATCAAAACCTGCAATGTTGTGACCAAGAAGCAGACCCCCTTTCTGCAAATGGTCATCTAAGTCAAACTTCAATTGGGATATAGGCTTGACTTCCACATTAGACTTCTTCAATTCATCTACTGCTTTATCAATGTATATTGTTCCTTTATCCCCATCCCATGTGCATACAGTAGATACTTGAAACATATGGGTATTACCCCATCCTCCTATATCATAGGAGTAATTCTTAGTTTCCAAATCTATTGCTAATACATCAGACATACAGTTCACTCCGCAAAATCATCGCCTTTACCACGCCATAGAAAAGACCAACGGCTTATACCATACGCTTTCATCAAACGCTTAGTAGTTTTATCCATCACTCTCCGCCTCCCCATAGTCTAGCGATATTTGCTTTCTTATCTTCTTCAGGGTCAGGCATTTTAATGTCCTTTGCTCTCTTTAGGAAGGCTATCATATGGTCGCCTCCACCAACAGATACAATTGAACATAACTCCCAACCTTGCTCTCCTTCTGTATTTAGGTTATCTATCACGTTCTTAGGGCCATTGGCCGCATCGAACACCATAAATTTATTCTCCCACTTCACCATCTTTCTTGTCCTCCAATAATCTTACATAAACTACCCTGTTTATTTTATCTTCTTCAAAATATTCTTCAATCTTGCCCCACCATTTGTATAGTGTTGATTGTCCTTTCTTTGTCTTCTCTCTAACCTTTTGGAATAGAACGTTCTTGTTAACCCATCCGTCTTTAGTTTTCAATTCACGATAAACCGTTTTAAAGACACTTATATTGGCTCTTTCTTCCAGACCCTTCTTCTCTTCCCGTAGGCTTTCATCAAGCCAAGATACGAGGGACTTATAGCACTTCCTAATTAGAGAGGATGCTTGAAGTACATTTTTTTGTGTAACAATGAACCTTTTATCTTTATCAGATATACTTGGGGCTTCTGCTACTGCACACAATATAGCCATCTTTTGAATATGTTTAAGCATTCTGTTAATGAAAGTTTCAACAGATTGAAACACTTCTATTCTACTGCTTTCAATGTATTTCTCCATTAATACACATTCTCTCTCTAAAGCGTCATTTGCATTCTTACTGAACCTCATAGTCTTTAGAGGGTCTTGACCTACATCATCAAATCTTTCTTTTAGAGTATCATATAGTGTCAAGAAGTTTTTGGCGTAAGTTGTTTTAGGTAATGCTCTATTACCAACAACTCCCCAATCTTTGATTAACTGTCTTCTCATTTGCTTCTGCTGATGTTGGGGTACTTCATAGATAAATATCAGAATCCTTTGAAGTACACCTTTCTCAGTAATTACAGTAGTCAATTCCTTTGGGATATATGTAGTAGCATATACAGAACGCCTACACTTACAAATGATAGGGTCTTCTCCCTGTTTTAGTTTCTTACTGATAACCCATGTTTCTCCCCATAGAGTATTCATGAATGTATTTAGATATACGATTGCTTGTTCTTTATGTTGGCTTTGCTTGAATATACCTGAATACTCAAACTCATCCCACATAGCCATTCCTTCACCTTCTAACTGGCCGGGAACTTGAACATCAATTTCCATCCTTCTCATTTGTCCGTTATCATCTTCTACTTCTTCTCTTCTCTTCTCATACGAACCAATCAACGCAGCGTCGGTATAATCTGTAATATCAAAGATATCAAAATGAGTACCATGCTTTTCATTGATAGTATCGAATGTTAATCTCAATACTGGTAGGAACCAATTAGTCAATGTTGACTTTCCTGTTCCTGATGTTTGCATCCAAAGGAACTGAATGCGAGTATCATCAACATTCAAGTTACTAGGGATAGCAATCATATCTTTACACAATTGACCTAATACAGAAAAGAACGCTAACGCTGCGGGTACATCGTTGTAATTAGATGCCAACACCGCATCAGCAGTCCACTTTTCTACAATCTTTGGCAATGTCAATTTATTGCTTTCTGTTGTTGTATTATCATCTACGAAACTGTAATACAGTTCGTCTTCATATTCATTATAATTAGTTTCATTCCAATTCATACTACCACTTTCTCTTCACTATTTAGTGTGTCTATTATCCTCTTTGCTATCGTTGGGCCTATGCCATCAATAGAGGATAACTCATTTACATTTGATTCTCCTACTTCCATAACAGAACCATACTTTTCTATAATTTTCTTTGCTTTAGATTTACTAACTCCCTTGATGGTACATAGCATATCTAATCTCAAGTCATCAGTTGTAATCCTCTTCAACAACGTTGGTTGAATCACACTTCTTTTGACTGGCCTCATCTTGCATATTGTTGTAATTATCTTGGCTGCCTTCTGAGGGCTTTCTACCCAAAACACTTTACAATCAGTATCTAATGTAAGTCTACCAATTGCACCATAGAATTTGTGTTTTAGTAATTGTTCGTTTATCTGCATATTAACATACTTTGGATATGCCATAACCTGATGTAACGAACCGTGTATTATTACTATACTATATTCATAGTGTCTATCCATGTTATCTACTTGATTCCACAACCTTCCATTGAATACAGATTGTAGGAAATCAATAGTAGATTTTGCTTCAAAACATACATCTTGATAAACATAATCGCCTATCTCTATCCATTGTTTCTCAGTAAGTATATTCATTCTACTTGCTTCTGAAATGATGAACTCAGATAGATTAGACTTTTCTCTACTGTCTATTATCAACTTGTTCATAGTACCACCAACAATAACTCGTTTGTAATATATGCCGTTACAGATACATAAAACATTAGCCTTGCTAAATACATTATATCATGTGCATCAATCATACTATTATCTCTCCTTTCAAATATGCATTACATTTCTTACATCTCAATTTCATCACTATTCCTTTGTATATATCTTTATTACCAGATACTTCTTCTACTTCCCATTCATGTTCTAATGGCTCGCATATCACTCGCAATACCTCCAACACTTACCGGGACAATAACCCTGCGGAATCAATTTGTCTTTACAACTAGGAGCATGATACCCACCATCAACTACAAACTTGACATGATGCCTAGTGGTCTTTTCATCCCAATCTAACCATATGTCTTCTTTGTCTGCTATTGCTTTGAATTCATTTATTATTATCTCCATCACTTCCGCTTTCTTTTCTTCGCTAATGTGTCTTTCTCTCATCGTAAGTATATCTCTATACCATTGTGTCAGATACACTCTTGCATAATGTCCGGGGTTCTCTACCATAATTGCATTGTGTAAACATGGTAGTATTGGTAACTCACCAACAGGTTTGGGTGCATTGATTTCAATATCACTCATTTCTATCGGCTTTACTTTCGGCCATTGAACTAACTTACTTCCATACCTAACTTGAGGGTGATTACCCTTCATTGCCTTTTCAAGTATTGAATCTAGACCTGAATCTAAATCTTCTCTTGTGATAGGAATACAGAAGTACGGGCCTTTGCTACTGAGATTGACTGTGTTAGGAATCCTACGAAGCCTCTTAACCTGAATTCCACTCCTATCCAAAGTCGGAGCAATAGGAGTAAGCGTGGTGAAATACGACTGAATGCTTCTGATATCATCAGTCTGTTCTCCATAAACTATCATATGAAAACCCTTACCACTAAAATACATATTGAAGAATACATCTTGTTCTAATAAAACATCACATACTCTAATACAATCGTAGTAGGCATTTTCTAATGGCTCATCGTGTGCATCAAAATCTAAAAACATTCTGTCTTTGATACAAGTAGAATCAATGGCTGCATCTTCAGCATACTTACCAAAATCATATACAGATGTATAGCAATTCATCTTACCATTAAATGCATTAACCCATACTACGAATTCATCTTTATTGTTTATCTTTAGTCTTTTCATCTGTGGAGCGTTCTTTATGTGACTCCCCGCCCACACTTCTCTCGGAAACTTCATTTTTATTCACCTTAAATTCTATTATAGCAGAATCTAATTCTGCTTTCACTATTATTGCTATTTCTGATTTTAGTGTTTTCTTAACTAACCCTTGAAAAAATTGACCAAAGGTTAGTCCTTCTTCTATATCAACGTCCCATAGTAAATCAACTTTAGATTTTGCATCTAAGTCACCATAGGTTGTATCTGCTAACTCATCTATAACTTCCGTTATGTTTGTTATCTCATTAAAACTCCAAGTTTTATCTCTCAAATATTCTTTTATCTTTTCACTTAACATATTATCACCATGCCTCGGATTGTGCTGCATCGCATATAGGCATAAAACTACAATGCTGACAGGTCTTGAAGTAATACTTTGTAGGAAACTGTTCTCCTCCATTGTGTTTATCTTCATATGCCTTAATCAATTGAGTGATGCCTCTCATTACTGCATTGATACTGGTCTGTTTAACAGGCTCAGTTTCAATATAATTAGATACAGGATAGTACCATCCCCAATGAGTAATAGGAATGTCCCTATCTATACCTGCATTCTGTAATACATCATCAGGTGCATTATCTACAAGTAATTTGTAGAAGGACAATTCCTTTCTCATGCTTGTTCTCTTGTAATCTTTCCAAGGGCCAGTCTTCAATTCAATGGGTATGTAAGCCCCATCTTCAATGAACATCCTATCTATGATACCTTGTAGGTGAACTGTATAGTCACGCTCCAAGACGCATTTAGGATTCAAGTCCTGTGGAATAAATAACTCAGCATCTAACTTAACTTCGTTTATTACAGGAAGATAACTCTCTAGTTTGTTTGCTTGTTTGGCTTCCATGAATCTGTTAGCCTCAAAGACTGATATGTTCCTGTATATATCGGTATATCCGTCAATAGGGTGTAGCCCCATATTGTAATCTACCAACTCGTCATTTGACATATTCTCCGCTTTCTTTACATCGAATATATCAAAGAAATCTTCTCTACTATTGTGTACCGCAGTACCTTTAATCATAGCCTCAGTTGTATCTTGCGGTAGCCTTTCAATATACGAAAACTCGTACTTTCTAGGACACCATTGAAATGAACCAAAAGAAGATTTTGTTATCTTCAAAGTAGGTTCTTCATCTTCTACATTCCATTGATATGTATATTCTCTCATTATTACCACCATTCATCTAATGTCTTTTGTTTTGAATCTCGTTTGATAGGGTCAAGACTCCAACCCATTGCCCTGTAAATTGGCTCGGCCTTCTTTATTATAGATTCTGCATAGTGCGGTAAATCCGCCTTGTGTTCCTCCAACTCTTCTATTGTTGATGCAGAAATGTAAGAGGGTCTTTTCCTAACACCTGTTACTGGATTAACGTATGTTGCTCTTTGAACATCATCTGCTACTCTAAGGAATACATATGAATCATCTATCTTGTTTTCTTCATTTTGGTGATTCCAAATAACACCCTCAATACCAGAACCAATACTAGGTCTTCTACCCTCTTGTGTCACTACCTCAAGAGGCTGACCACATTTAGGGCAACAAGAATCATGACTATCTCTTTGTGCCTCTTTGTGGGCATTAAGACAATCTTGTATTGATAATTGTTTTTTACAGTTTTTACATTTGTAAGTCAATCTTTCCGGTCTAAATCTACTTCTGTTAATAAGGTACTCCACTGGAACTTTACCTTCGAGAACTGCATAGTATGCTTTCTTTAGCATCCCTGTTATTTCTGCCTCGGTGAATTGACCAACCCACATCTTTAGAATACTCATTTGAGTTTCCTTTGCTAGTTTGGTAATTGATAATCTCTTAGCAGTAAAACCAGTCATTACAAATTCTGGCTCCTCTAAGTATTTACCATCCTTCCAAGATATCAAACCTGCGTTTCTATTCTTAGTCATACCCACACCTAGAGATTGATAGTATTTCTCAAACTCTAATGTTACAGGATGCTCATCTAATTCTAGCAGATTAGGAAACTTCTGTCTAACGTGATTATTCAATAATTGAAGAGTTGCTTCTGCTTGCTCCATAGGCATTTGAACATAGATAGAATCAGTATGTCCATACACCACCTTCATTTACATTCACCACACTTATATCTTCTATCTAAACCAAAAGGATGTATAGCACCGCACCATCTACATGCCCTTCTATTTTTCATATCTGACACCATCCTACATTAATGGAGTTAATTACAAAGGCAATAGTTCCAGTAATGTAGAACGACATTCTACCGTAGAATATTTTATCTTCTCTATTCATAATTCCATCACCTTAAACGCAGCCTCTCTAATTGCTTCTCTAGCACTAGCAGTTATACTAGCAGCCAAATCAACATCAGCCCAACCAAATCCTTGATAGCCAACCACTCCATAAAAGGAGGCCATCAATCTCTTAACTGCTAACTGGTTGTTATTCCACTTAGCATATTCAGAAGGTTCTTTTGCCATATACATTCTCTTCTTATATTCTGTTCTTAGTTTCTTCAAGTCTAATACCGCTTTAGGTAGAAGACCTAATTCATCTGTTCTATAATACTTCCAATCCTCAAACTTAACAGGACTGAAATCTCTTGGTATCAAAACATTAACACCAAACTCAGTAGGTTCAGTAGACTTAGTTTCCCAAGATATATTTCTTGCTATCATCATAGAAGGATATAGACCTGCAAAATCAAATGCAGCCACTCCTAAGTGTAGTCCGTTTGTTCCTTCTGATTCTGGATTGTAAATCATAGCCCCTTCATATTCAATCCTTTCACCTTCTTTATCTCCTGTCGGTGCTTTCCAAGTAGCATTACGCATGAAGTAAATACCACCCATATTTGATGCATAGAAGCAAGCATCGAAAGGAGCAACAATCAAACGTTGAAGCGAAAGTATAGCCTCAGAAGTATAGTTTTCTTCATCTATTCTTACAATCAAATCAACATCTTTCTTTGCATAGTCAAGATAGTTTTGAGTATCTTCTAACCATCCCCTAGAAAAGAATTGGTTCTTATCTGGGAACCTTTCACTAACTAGTTTCTTCTCACCAAGAACATTCTCAGATACATAGTCCAATGCTAAAGAAGGTAGTGTACCTCGTTGTGCATCATTCCATTGTCTTTCAAATGCCAAGTCAAGATTTAGAATAAGCCTACCTCTAACTGGTTGCTCGATAGGAGTATAGTTCTTAACTGATTTACTCAGTTTAATACCATCAGAATAATACACTCCTTTCACATCATGACAAGGAGATATTGCTCTTGGGTCAATACCATTCTCTTGTAGTCTTTCTATTAACTTAGGCAGGTCGAACTTTGAACCGAACCAAGCAATCAACATATCAGGGTCTTTGTCAATTATATCATCAACAAAGGCAGACAACATCTTTCTTTCAGAATCAAAAGGCTTTGAGTGTCCTTTCACTTTTCTATTAATAGAATCAGGTTGCCACCAATATACCTTAGACTCTTTTGAATAATTATCATAGTATGAAATACAAGTAATAGCACCATCATGGGGGCCACGTTGTTGCCACTCTAAATCCCAATAGAACTTTCTTAGTTTATATTCTGGCAGGTTTGTTAAACAATCTATGGCATACCGATAATGAAAGGGTACGTCTGCCTCAAAAGTTTCAGACCATTGCTTACGAAGTTCTCTAGTATATCCGGGTCTTGGTGGAGTCCATGTCACTTTCTTCAAAGCCCTACCATCAAGAGATACAGAACCATCAACAGTATAATTAAGATTGATTCTAAACGAATCCTTTCTACCGTTTACATACTCGGTGATATTAACACCGGAGCGTTCTGTTTCATTTGCTAAGATGTAAAAATATGGATTGAAGTCTGCATAGCCTACTTCCGATTCTAATCTTTTATTGTTCTCATCTCTCCATCTAAGAACAAATTTATTCGCATTATCTATTGCAGTAATTATCATTATATCATCCTCTAATATAGGGTGCTACTATTAACTTTCTATCTGCTCCACATAGTAGTATTGGAGCATCGTCTTTCAAGTAAAGGTACATTACACCAGAACAAAACTTGTCTAGTGGTGCTGAAAACTCTAGTGTTGAGTCTTCACCTTCACAAGAAATAACAGGTATTGTAACCTTGTAATTCTCAGTTTGATGGAAGTTGACAGAAGACAAACTAAACTCTCCGTCACCAACATTCAACCTGTAAGTTGCAGTACCTACAATCGCACAGTTTTTGATAGCATCTGCTAGAACACTACCTTCTACTGCTATCTTTGTTTCAAACGTGGTTCTACCAAACGTAGGAAACTCATCACTTGCATGATTGATTTCCATAGCAACAATCTTACTGATAGCAGTAATACCCGAATGCTCTACTAGCAACGGTATCTGCGCTCTTTGTGATTCTGTCTTTAGAATAACATTAGAAGCAGTAATCGTAACATGCATATCATCATACTTGAAAGTCTTCAGATACTTCTGTACTCTCTCTACTTCAAAAATAAACATTGACAGACTACCACTTCTTTGTATGTCAGTAATAGCAACGCTACACATTGCAGCCATTGTATCGCTAGCATTTGTCAAAGTCAATGAAGTGCCATCATCGCTTATCGCTCCGGCTACATCATTACTAATGACTGCGGTTTTTGAAGAGTGTGAACTCTTGTACTTACCTTTCAATGTGACGGCATTTAATGCCGACTCAAACTCTTTCTTATTTACTGTAAATTTTACATTCATATTGCACCATCTCGTAGTTCAGTAATACCATGCCAAACTACATTAGGTGGTTTTCCATCCCTAGTCGTCCATGTAGTACCAACAAGATTACCTTTGGTTCTACTACCAATTAGTTTAGCAAAATACTTTAATTCCCCTTTGTCTTCTCTACTATAACATCTAATTTCCTGTTCTAGTTTGCCACCCCAATCTTGCCATGAAGGGACAAAACCTACAACAGTATTGTCAATGTACTGTTCCTTTTCGTGAGTAATATATATCACATCACAATTAAGAGAATAAACTGCTTCCATCATGAAGTTGAAAGTCTTGTTTCTTTCACCGTACTGCCAAGGCATAACCTTCGTTACTTTGGTCGGGTCATTGTTGACCTTTAGCAGACAGGAGTTGAAGTAAGTATCAACGCCATCAAATACAAACACAGGGTTTTCTCCCTCTTGTATTCTTTGCCTAACCATATTAATGAACATCAAAGACTCTTTCTCAGACTTGTTTATGTCAATAACATTTCTCTTATCTCTATTGATAGGACAATGGATTTGAATCCTATCAGTAGAATCGTGGTGTTCTCTCCATGTGGATTCAACACCTCTATCCCAATCAAGAACATATATTGTCTTGTCTGGGAAGTCAAGTGATAAACCAGTTTTACCAGTCTTAGGCTTACCCCATATACCTAATACTAGTCTGGCTCTCTTATCTTTCTTCTTTAGGAACTTCTTAGCATATTGCTTGTTCCATTCTTCTTGCTCCTTACCAAAGTCAATTTCTTCTGCGTGAGCAATCTTTTCTGCTTTAACTGCATCTCCTTTATTCTCAGTAGTCCAACTCATCTTCGTCACCTAATTCTAATTTTAATTCATATTCCGCCCAATCATTCAATATACTGCGTAGGTCTTCTTCATTGACCTTAATTCTTATTTCTTTACCTGATGGTACATGGAACTTCATCCAATACTCACCAGAATCCTCATTAAGTCGCCAAGTAATAAACTCGACAGTTCTCAACAAAGTAGCATAACTGCTACCATGTATTATTCCGTTTTCTATTTTAAACATACTTTTCATTTAAATCACCTTGTAGGGGCTTTGCACCCCTTTGACGGACACTACTACCGCTAGGAATGTTGGTCTTAGAACCAATCAATATCTTCTTCTGTTGACTCATAGGGTTCTGCTACAACACCACGATTCTCAGTGCAAAGAACACCGCTAACGTTTAGTGTAATATCACCCGGCCCACCATCTTGATTCTTACCTTGTGATGTTCTACCAACAAGAACCAATGTTGAACCAATACCAAAGTCAATATCAATGTTAGCGGGAATCCAACAAGTTGTTCCCGCCCATGAACCACCATCATAATCGAAGTCAGAATTCAAATCGCTTACAGTTATCCTTCTTGTTCCAATACTGTTTGGTGTCATGTTAACACTAGATACAGAACCATCAGTAATAACAAACCTTTGAGCATACGGCTTGCCTTCTGATTCTGAATGATGCCTTGCTATATCTGATAGACTACAATAGTGTGACATTGCATTTTCCATCATGTGATTCTGTAAATCAGATACAGATGGGCTTGCAGTCTTTCGTGGGTCATCATCAGATAAATCTGCATTATACACTAGGCTTTCCATTGTTCCCATCTTAAAACCATAAACCCTGTCAGTATTATTACTATCAGGAATACAGTCAAAATGCACATAATGGAACGTCTGTGGATTGAAAGTCTTACAACCATCTCCTTTGTAGGAGAAGTAATAAACACCCTCATTACCATCAACAGTACCAATAAACACACCTGCTAGTCTAAACTGTTCAGCAGGTAATGGTCTACCATAGTTTGAATTAGGGCCACTTGAATACTGTTGCATACTGTCTAGTGGAACAATCCACTTACCTACTTCTATCTCATGATGATTGTTTGGTAGGTCTGATACAGTTTTAATCTGTTCTTCGCCCTTATGCATTCTACTAATCTCATAGCCACCGTCTTGCTCAAGAACAACGGCTACTTTACCAAGAGAATAAGTGGTATCTGCATCACGGAGATATTCATTCTTAATTCTCTCATTCTGCATCTTAGCCATATCTCTAGGAGCATCTAAAGATATGAAATATCCTGATGCTTTCTTTACTAGTGAATTACCACTAGATTCTTGTGGTGGTGCATCTTTGTAAGCGTATGCTCCACTAAACCATTGTCTAAACAAAGATAGAGCCAAAGCCCAATCTTCAATGGGGTTGAGATTGTTTGTTTCACAAATCTCCATATACTTTGTTTCTGTTTCAGAAACCTCTATTCCCAAGACTTCAGCAGCCTTGGCTATTTCCATATTTACTTTATCTTCCATATTTTCACTTCCAATATTTTCTTTTCTTTTTATATTCTTTCTTTAACCTAAAGTATTCAGACCATTTCATCAAATCACTCAAATACAAATCCAAACTCTTCAAGAGTTGTCTGTCTACTATTCTCTAATGTCAATGTTACTCTCATAACTCTCCATCCTCTTTTGGAGGCTCATATTGAGGCGACCATGTAGGTTGCATTGCACCCATAGCATGAGTCGTTTCAACTGCCTCTCCTATCTTAAAACAAAGCAAAATAGCCTCATCGAATGTCATATCATTCTCCAAAGCCCAATTACTTATTTTGTCATACATTTCTTTCGGTATTCTTATCTTCATCTATCATCACCTTCTCCTTTAATCACATCTCTTTTCTTTCTATCTTCCAACTTATCTAGATTCAATTGTGCTATTGCTCCTAGACTTAGGCCCAAATCAGTAGCCAAGTTTGCTAGATACCAAAGAACATCCCCTAATTCTTTTTCTATCTCATACGTTCTTGGAGCCATCCTCGGTTGGTTAGCCATCATTGTCTTTATGAATCCGTCATCACGAATCCATTTTTTAACTTTCTCAGCAACTTCACCACTTTCCCCACAAAGCCCTAAAGATGGATAAATAAT